ATCATCTGCATTAAATACTATACTCATAACTATGCATTTTCTATAATTGAATCAGCTAATGTTCTAGATGCTTCATCTTCTGACATTAGCATCTTTCTAATATTAGCAACTTCTTCTTGGGTAAACTTACCTTCAAGTCCATGTATTTTAAGTCTTAATAATTTTATTACAAGACCTTGTGTATCAATTTGCGTTCTCAGTTCTTCTACTTTTGCTTCAAGACCATTAAATGGATCATAAGGATCTGTACTACTGGATGATATTTGACTCCACAGACCTTGTCCATTATGGATAGAAGTATTACTTCCAAAAGTATCAATACTTTTTGTAGGATCATTTACCAATACAGATTGTGCTGTATTAAATGGATTATAGCGCATAATATTAGTCTTTAAGGTTATCTAATTCATCCTCTTCTTCTTCTGTAGCAATTGCTTGCCATTTACCAAGAGGACATTCTGATGAAAGAGATCTAGTTTTAAATTGAAGAGAGCATCCACATTCAGCACAACAAGGTTGAGTGCCTTTAACAGCACATTCTTTTCCTTTATTATCTATGTGTTCACATTCATCACAGATATCATATCTCATTCTTGCAATATCTTCTACTAGCTCATCTCTAATGATTGAGTTCTTCACTCCTTCTAGGATTCCTTTTCTATTCTCCCAGATTGCTTTTAGTGCTGCCTTCATTATTTTTTGCTTTTAAAAATTCTATCTTTCTCTCAAATTCTTTATCAATCTTAGATTTTAATGCAACTAGAAGTTTATGTCTTTCCTCCATTGACTTCTTATTATAATAAGCTTTGAATGTAGATGTATCATGATTTTCTAGTCTCTGGCTGATTTGACCAATTGCTTTATTAACTACACCATGTCTTGCAACAAAGTGTCCTAATCCATCAATATTAATTCTAGGAAAAGATAGATTAGTTAATAAACCTCTTACATCTTTATAATAAAACTCTACTAAAGATTCAACTAAATCCTGATCAACATTTAACTCTTCTGATACCTGTCTATATAATTGATTAGATTTTTTTGGCTTCATTCTCCTAAAAATTTATAATCTAATAGAATTGTACCTTCAGTAATAACTTTGATATCTGGATTTAGTTTAATTAGTTTTTTGTTCTCTAAATCTTTAATGACTAAATTATTTTTTTCTGCCTTATTAATGCAGTTTCTTACTGTTTGTGAAGACTTAAAAATCCAGTCCTCATCTGCAGAAGCATCTTGGCAAAAATGTGTAAGTTCAATAGGTTGATTGAAGCTAAGTAAAGTCAAGCAATTAAGATCAGAATCACTCATAGTAATTTTGTTAACATAACAATGTGTCAAAATTTGGAACTTAACAATGTCCCATTTTGGCATCTTTACGCGTTTCTGTACTTGATTTACTAAAGCCATGATTAATTAGTTCTAAGCTTTCTTCTGCCTTTTTCTTGTTCAGGCATTGCGGACTCTTCATTATCAGTATCTTCTTCTGATGTCTCTTGTTCTTGTTGAGCCATCATTGCCCATTGCATCTGAATACTACTTCTTCTAAATCTTACTTCATCAATTTTCATAAGTACTTCTTCATACTTAAGTTGTGCTTCTAAGTATGGTAAAGACTCAGTATAAAATTGGAGCATTTGTTCTTTTTGAGCTGCCATTTCTTCTGGTGTCAACTCTCTTTCTTGTTGGTTTTCCATGATATTTAATTTAATTGGTTTAAACAAATATACAAAATAAGTTTAAATGTATATTGTTTAAATAAAAAATCCAGGCACAGAAAGTACCTGGACTATAGTAGTTTAAGTATAATTACTTTTTCTTAGCAGACTTCTTTACAGATCCGCCTTTCTTCATACCTAATGCTTGTTTAGCCTTATCTACAAGACCATATTTTTTATTAGCAGCTAAACCACCAATTAATGCTCCTGCTCCAGCAGCTACTTTAGCAGCACCTTTGCCTATTTCTCCAGCTGAAAAAACTCGTTTTGTTTTACCAGCATTACAGTTTTTCTTTCTTCTTTTTCTTCTTTTACCGTCAGCACCCATATATTCTTCCATACAAGAATCATCAGAAGCACCACCTACTTCATAGCTTTTCATAGAACGGATCATTTGATTTTTACTATCTTTCATGACTATCTGTTTTTAATTGTTAAGTTTAAAATTGTAAGTAAATAAAAGTCTCTAGATATATCTACTTCAATAGCTAAGATATCAATGAAAGAGATTCTTAATTTAATGTTTAATTTATCCCATTGTTTTGCTGAGGATATCCAACTGTTTCTAAATTTCATTATGCTTCATTTTTACTGATTACACCTTTAGCACTAAGCTGTACTTTACGGACATTAGCTGGTTGTGCTACTTTCCATTTAGTTCTTCTTGCTTGATGTAATCTTGATTTTAATATTCTTGTTACTGAAACTGAGTTTCCTTGGTTTCCACCAAGTACATGATAACAGTCTTTGTCTTCTCCAACATAGATACCTACATGGCCTCCTCCGTCTCTTTTAAATGTAAGAATATCTCCTAACATAGGTTCAGTTACTTTAGTGCCGTATTTAGCCCAATTTAAAGCCCAGAGAGGTGCATCTACAACCTGTACACCAGCTTTGTGTGCACAGTATGCAATAAATAGTCCACACCATGGAATTTCATCTGCTGTATAAACTTTATTCAAATCAAGTTCTTTAGCCCAATCCATGATTACGGAATTGTGTTGTTTACCTACAATCTCTTTAGTGCCAAGCAACTTTACTGCCTCAACTAAAATCTTTGGAGATTTTTCCTCTTGTAAAAAACTATAGCTCATAGATTAATCTTTTATGTTCTTGTAGGTATCAGATACTTTTTCTATAGAACCTCTGATTTTTTTAACTACACTGTATACAGATTTAAGCATATTGTTGCCTGTGATATCAAACCAGTTTTCATTGATTGATGATATCTCTATTAATCCAAATATACATAACAAAATATTAGTATATACAGCTTGTGTTGGGACTTGAAATGAATATCCTAATGCTTTTAATACACCATTACTAAATGGAGTGAGTGCATAGTAATCTAAAGGAAATAATGCTAATGCAAGAATATAGTATCCGGCAGCTTTAAAAATATACCCTCTTCTTAGAATTTTAGATTTGAACACATCTTTATATTTTTTACCTTCCTCACAGGCAATCTTTTTAATAGATATTAGCTTAACTATTGTATCTACAAAGATGATTAGCATTAATAAAATTGCACATAGCTCAATGGGAGCAAAGAAAGAAAATATAGACAAAATAAGGAGAGTTATTTTAGTTTTCATGGTAGTCTTCTTGAAATCAGTTTAAATAAAATATAGATTAACAAGATGAATAGCACAATTCCTCCCACATAAGCTAGAAAGATAACCCAACCTGGGATGAATTTAATTCTTTCTGGCTTGGATGTTTTGGTAACTACTTTAGTGTGATATACATCATTGCCTTTAATGACTTTATACACTGTATCAACAGTTGCTTTTGAAGTATACACATTGTTTTGGAGTTTGGTTTGTAAACTTAAGATCTTACCGTCTTTATCTCTGAGAACTCCATTTAGTTTAGATAATACATTACCAAGGGAGTCACAATACAATGTGTCTTGGATATATAAAGTTTCTCCCGGTAAAGTTATTGTTGTGTCTCTATATTCTGTAATTGTTACAGTGTTGTCCTTCTGTGTACACAACGGACAATACTTTGCTAATCTTTTCTCTAATGAACAAGAAGAAATTGTAACAATAAGTAATAGATATAAAAAATACTTCATATCTATAATATACAAAAAATTTTACAACATTCCTAGCATATATTTCTCTGCATTTTTAGTTGTATCATCTGCAGCAAGCATAATCTTAATAATTTCTGCGTCAACATGTTTAGGATGTACATACCAGTCTTCATAAGGACAATCATCATTAGGAGAGATGTTACTTGCAATAAGCATATAACCTTTACTTAGTAAGAAGTTTCTAGACTTTGTTCTAAAAGATTTTGTTATGTCTGTATAGTAATCATGCTCATATGTAATTACTCCAAAAGTACATTGATCCCAGGGTAACATTGTAAGGATTTCATAAGTAGTTCCTGGTGGTTCACAGTCAACTTGCAAGTAGTCAATATGACCTTTAAGTATAGAATAATCAAACTTTGTAGCATCACATAGTATAATCTCATTCTCTCTTTGTTGTTTAAACTTAGTAACCTCATGTTCTAAGATTTCTAGTGATGTACCAGTCCAGCCCCATTTTTCTAGTAATGCTGTATTACTACCATGGAATGGATCTGCTGCACCAATTTCAAAGTATTTACCATTCTTTTTACCATTAAGCATACTAAGTGTAAACATGTCTTGGTATGTTTGAGAGAAGTTTTTCATGATGGTTTCTGATCCAGGAAACTTATATCTCAATTTATCATGTAAACCTTTATGATATCTTAAGAATGGATCTGGTCCAGAACCTAATGATGTTACATTAGTTTGTACCAATTTTTGGTACTTCTCAGATATTGTATCTGCATTTGCCACTAACTCTAAGAAGATTTCTCTTGATTCTTTTCCTCTACCTATCCACCAAGCAGCAACAGCTTTTTGAAAACTAAGTTGGTAACTACCTTCATAACCTAAATTAGAAGTTATAGGTTTTGCATAATCTAAATTTCTTAATCCCATAACAGCATAACTATACATTTGGTGATAGTTCTTTTGTCTTTCATAGTATTCACTTAAGAATAAATATGCTTCTGGTCTACCTGGTTCAAGATTGAGAGCATTTAACCAAAGACCAAGTTCAGTAACAGGTCTTCTTGTAAGTGTAGCTAAACATTTAGCAACCATTAATACTGCCTCATATGTTCTATCTGCATTCTCTGAATATTCTGCAGTTCTAAGATAGTATGACATAGCTGATGCATAATGACCTTGTGTAAAGTAAAATTCTGCAAGATCAAATGTTTTATCAGCATTGTGAGGATCATTGATAAATAATTCTAACTTATACGGAGTTGTTCCTTTAGAACTTTCTTTATCAACTCTATCAGTAAAGTTGCACATATCTTCAATTACATGCGCTGGTACTTTTAAGATATAAGCTGTTGAATCTTGGAATCCAAATGGAATAATAAAGTTTTCACCATCAAATGCTAAACCACATGAAAATTCAATAGCGCCAGTCATAAACTTAAACTCATCTGAG